GTTTACAGGCGACAGCATCCACTCAACAAAACCGCCCTTTCGGGACATCTTATCAAATTCGCCTTCGGTCTGTTTTAATTGTTTCTTTAAATCTTCAGGATCTAAACTCGCTAGTTGTTGTTCGTGCGCTTCAAGTTCTAAATCAGCGATACCCTTGTATTCTTTTAAGATAGGATTAACCTTGGACAACGCATCAGCCAAGTCCATGAGCTTATTACGACCAGCTTGTTGTACGGCAACGGTGTACTGACCTCCGCTCCTAATTGTAGGCTGAAGCTTTGGAGCGTCGGGTAGATCCGCAACTTGAACGCGTTTACTACGAGTAGCTTTTACCAGGTCGTCTATAGTTGCCATAATATTAAGAAGTCTTACCCTGCTGTATCTGTTGACCTGTAGCGTAGGCACTAGCGGCGTTAAGGGCGGTAGAAGCAGCTGCGGTTAGGAAGCTTGGTTTATTGATAGGACGATTAATATCAATCTGACGCATTTGAGTGCGATACCCAGCGTCGGTCAAAGCGAGTCCTGTCTGTACATCCTGTAGTTCCCGTTGGCGTGTAATACCGATTCTATACGCAGCTTCTTGACGAGTGTAGTCGTCTAATAACATTTCAACAGACGCTCCACTAACTCCTGATTCACCCGCACTTGTACGGGTTTTAGCTAACGCTTCACGGCTTTTTAAAGATACATCCGCTAGTTCACGATTAGCCGCTTCTTGCTCCTGAGCCTGACGCATACGCATCGCTGACTGTTCCTGCATTGCCCGTTGGCGCTCGGCCTCCGAGGCTCTCGCTTGATAACGAGCTTGCTGACGAGCCATACGGCGTTGACCCGCGTATTGTACTGCGCCTTGAATAGTGGCTAATGCCATTAATGCTGGAGGATTACACATAGCGTTTAAGATTTATAAAATGAAAACTGTTGATAACCTTCTATACTACACTCATTAAAACTAGCGCCCAACCATTTTAACCAACGAATTGATAATTCATTTTCGTTCATTACATAGTTAGTCAATATATGATATTTATCATTAAATAAACGATTTAACCACTCTTTTGAGTATTTGATAAAGGAACGTTTGATTAAATGCACACGATGAGTACAAAGCATCCAAGGAACGCCCATACCATTTACGCCTGATCTAGCAATACCAAAGGAACCAATCATTCGGTGATCGGGATCTAATATCGTCCAAGCTTCGTCTGATAACGCGTATGAATCGTAGACAGCCAAACGCGGGTGATTACCTAATCCGATAACTTCCAATATATCTATTATCCTTAAATCCTCATATAGCTGTGGCGCATCGAAATACCCGTTAGCTTTTATCAGGATACAATCCTTATACTTTATTTCCTCATCCATATCGTTTTGAGCGGGAATGAACGAAGTTCTCAAACTCAGCAGATAACAATTTCATAGGCAATGCAGACGACGATTTAATCTTTATTTCCACTTCGTCATGGCGAGCTTGGACGGGGAATCTAAACGACCCGCTATCAAGCACAAGCGACCCAACGATCGAGTCAGCTCCAAGTGTGGTGGGATTAAATACATAGTTATAAGTATCACGATAAAGCGGCGTTACTTCCACCGTAAAATGACCTGAGTCTGAGTAGTCGATGGCTCCGTTCCTTATTATTTGTTTGGTGAAATTACTTGATGATCTACCGCCTCGTTCTGTTGGTTGCTTCAAGGTCTGTGTAGAAAATGTATAAAGCGTTTCGTATTCAAACCCAACATAAAACGCCTTAGTTGACAGATCACCACGAACAGTAAAGCTATCAACGCCTGTAACTGTTATATCACGACGTATTCCAACTGCGTCATAAACGACGCCTCCATCGGGATCATACGGCATACCGGTAACGGTCGTTGTGTTCGTGGGTTGATCGTAGGTCTTAACGAGTGTTGAATGCGAACTTGATAAACGGCGATCTAAATGCAGGGCATAACTGTAGCCTGTATCTTTATGACCCGATTCCATCGCCATCTTTTCTAGGTATCCATCCTTAGTGATGACATATAGATCGGAGTCCAAAAAGCCCATACCGACGATTTCCTTACGAAAGTCAAAACGCATCCAGGCTGATTGTATCTTTTCTTTGTTCGACCAAAAGTATTTGTACACATACAAGTGTTTAAGATTGTCATTAGACGACGCTACAAGCACGTTCTCACTCGCCGTTCCTACCATGTTACGAAGATCACCTTGGATATAAGTAGGTACTTGCTGGGTAATCTCGGAAGCATCAAACACATCGCTGTCTTGATCGACAAAGAACTCGTATATACCCTCGTAAGAATCCCGTGGAAACGAGAAGTAAACGTAGTTTGTAAGCGACAGCGGACGAACATTTGTACTTACATTGTACTCAGTAATAGGCGAGATATTAACGGTCTTAGCCGTCAACAGATCAGATCCCCTCAACACGAATTGAGACTGAGGTGAAAACAGGATCAGTTTCTCTTGGAAAGCTGAAGCGTGTGTGAGCGTAGATACTTTCGTATGGGCCACGCCAACGTCGATAGGAGCGGAGTCAAGAAGCGTCAAGACGGTCGTTCTAAAGAAGTTGAAATACTCGTCTGCCTCGGAGAATAAAACGGCGGTATCTGTTAAGATTCCTAGCCGGTTCTTAAAAAAGAATAGATCGTTAATAGTACGACCCACAAAAGACGGATCGGGATTAGTCGCTTCATCGCCCACCAAACGACCTGTCCAAGCGCCCGTATTTATCTCATATGATGTAATCACACCGTTCGTTAATGAGGGTACGATTTGAATAGGCAGGGTTCCGTTATCAAGCGTCGTTTTAACGCCATATCCAACATCCTCTTCCCACGATCCTTCACCGAATGTTTCACCATCTTTCGTAGTAAACTTTACATAATAGTCGTCTTGAACGAGTTCCACATCACCTTTTACCTTAACTCTAAAATCGTTGTAACACTTCTTAGGTAGATCGGTAATGTTACTGACTTCCTTAAAAACGACGCCTAAAGCTTGGTCGGAAAGACCATCACTCGTTCTAACGGTAAAGTTTGAAGTAGAAGTCAGTTTGATCAACGAGTGTTGGCGGTCAGCAGTCCCGTTAAAAGCGGATACAGTACCGAGTACAGCAACCGCTGTAGCTTGACTACCATTATTAGGAGCGGCCATTGTAATGGTAGGAGCTGAAGTATAGTCTGAACCTCCGTTCGTGACGGCGATCCCAACAATTTTACCCCCAATTACTGTAGCTTGAGCAACAGCACCCGAACCACCTCCACCTGTAATAAAAACGGTTGGAGGCGTAGTATAGCCACTTCCTTGATTAGCAACGGCTATGGTCTGAACAAAGTCAGCCGGCCCTCCACTTGATAAGATATTATGTAACTGACCAGCTATAACTTCTGTATCAGCGTGCCTTCCCAGCCCGCCCACGCCGTCTCCTGATTTAATCTCAAAGGTCTGTTCTGAACCGTTCCCTACTCGGATATGAATAGCATACTTCTTGTCGTAATCCCCGATCTTAACGAACACTAAAGCCTCGTTTTCTAACTCGTCAGAAACGTCGTTTTCCATCGCCACTTGTTTGTTTGTATCCGCCACGAAGGTATAGTCTGCTACGGTTAATGCGCGTAAACCGGAAAGCGGGGCGGTTATACCATTTAAATACGATTGAGCATCTGCCCCTATACTGACTATAGGTACTCCCGTTCCGTCAGCCACATTGTAAATACTTACGTTTGTAGTGCCGCTGTCATGGTTAAATACCATGGCGTGTTTATTAAGCGGGTCACGATCTACGAAATGAACGAGGGCATCGTCCTGTAACGAAGTTCCAAGGTCAGCCACATACTCGGTATGAGGGCGTTTATTAAGCCCGTCTACAACGGAGCTAAAAGCGTTTATCTGTTCTTCAGCTTGACCTGAATAACGGAGGTTATCGGGCTGTTGCGATACGCCTTGTACAAGATTCGGTACGGATGTAGTGATTAAAGGCATTAGCGGTCAAGGACGCGTTGAACATCGTAGTTATCAAAGATCGTCCGATCGGCGTTCTCGCTGTCGCTATCAACGGCTGATGCCTTCGCAATGATCTCGTCTCTAAGCGTGAAGCCTTCGATCTCTTGAGATCCTAAATAACGGTTAGCAAACTTCCGTGATGCCCGTGTAATTAAATAGGTACGGAACTGCTGGGGTAATTCTTCAAATTCTAATTCAAATGTAATCGAAACTTTTAAATCGCTTTTGAATACATTCGTATGATTCTTTCTGTCGTATAGTTTAGTACCGCGTTGTACGACGTCTATATCGGTATATTGATGCGGATCAGTATCTACCTTTAAAGTATTGGCTGGTAAACTAATCTCGTTAGTCGATGTCCGTACAAGTGGGTACTCATGCTCTGTATTGTAATGCCAACCTTCGGCTTGTACCTCACGACTAACTTCGTTTAAAACGTTCAAGGCAGTTACGACAGAAACAGGAAGACTGCTAACAGTAGCTCCAATGGAATTAACGGGTGATTCTCCGATCACACCGAGCATAGTATTTATTGCTTCAAGCTTTGTTGTAAGTGCCATAACTAAAAATATTTAATGGCGTGAGCGGGTGCGAGGTAAAACGAATGAAAAAACCCCGCACCCGCAACACAACCAAACAAACCGAAACTATTTCTGAAGCTCGATAGCGCACTCAGGACGGAGGATTCCGTGACCCATTGCGTACTTCGCTACAAAGAGAGTTCCTTGACGATCGATCTGATACTCGGATTCGGTAGCAAGATCAAGCAGTTTAACGGTTCCAACGGCGGATGGGTGAGCGACGATACCAAGCGAGTTGGTGAAGTCAGCGTTGTACCCGTTTCCAGCACCGAAAGGATCGTTCAATGCGCTGTCGTCTCCTCCGCCAATAAGATTGGTTGAGGGCAAGTGAGTGGACTTGTAGATGCTGATTCCAGCTACTTGAGGGATCATACCTGTAGCAATAGAACCAAGACCGCCGATGTCCTTGTTTACAGCGGATACCAAGTTGAAGCTGTTGTTTCCATCAGCACCGGTGATCAGCTTGTAGTACTCGTTAGGACGAAGAACACAGAAACGGCTGTCGCTAGGAACGTCGTTCTCATCGAGTTTCTGAGCAGCGGTGAACAACGCGGCAACAAGGTCGGCTCCTGTAGGATCGGTGTTGTCGGCGTCGTCTCCGGAGTCAGCTCCGGTTCCCATAGCGTTAGCGGATACATCGAGGATACCACCGAGTTTACCACCGGTTACATTGGGGGTAGTTTCACGGGCAGCAGCGATGAACACTTTAGCAAGCGCTTGGTCGAAACGAAGAGCGAGGGCTTTACCAAGCTCAGACGCATAGACGGAACGGATGTCGTAGTGATTCTTAACGTCGTCGATGTTAGCGAGGAATGTAGAAGCGAGAAGAACGTCATCGATGTTGATGATTTTTTCGTTCTTTTTAAGATCGCTTAAATATCCGCCAGCTCCGATTAAACCGTTAGCTCCGATACTTTCACCTGGAGTGTGGTAGGAAGCGGAAGCAATACCCGTTACAGGGAACTGAGCGCTCTTACCATTCTCGATGGTGCGTACTGTGTGTAATGCTTTGAAGATATTATTTTCCTCAAAGGTAGTTAGGATTTCGCCAGCAAACTTCTTCAGGAACAATGCATTTGCATCACCCGCTGAATTAATCTGCCCGACGCGACTTGGACTGGTATTAGACATGATTATTTATCTCCTTATATTTAGATTATTGTTAGTTTTAACTGACTTCTCGCGCCGATTTCGTTCGAGGTTATCCTGCGCACAGGGCAACGACTTCTGTCTTCGTCTGATGTCAAAATTGTTATCTCCGTCCTCCTGGTGTGAAGTAAAAACCTACGATCATAGGTAATACTACTGAGCATTCAAAGAGGCAGAGATGTCCTGTTGTAAGAACCAAATTGGTTTGCTCTGCTGGAAAACTGAAGAGTCCGAAAAGAATCTCCGTTCGCCCTTCTCCTGTGATGTTGGTAGAACTAAGGATTGGGACTGACGGATAAATTGCTGTGAGGCACGTGACGAATCCGATCGAACCCATTCCGATGAGTGCGAGCATCCGGCGTGTAGCCCTAGTGAAAGCACCGCCATCACCGCTATTAAGACTTTCTTGAAACTTAACTGCAAATTCATTATTCCTAGCCTCCCTCGCCATTTCTAGTTCATACTTCTGTTGACGATTATCGGACAGCATACCAAAGACTCCCTTCAGTACTGACCCCATAGCGGCACTACCACCGCCTGTAAGAAATAATGTCAACAACTCGAACATACTATTAAAAGTTAGATGCGGCTAGACGGCGATCCAATTCTGCGTGATAAGCTTTATCCCCGCTCTTGTACTTAGGATCTTGCATAAAGCGACTGACCTCTTGCATCGAATTAAACGGCATAGTAGAACTACCTGTAGTACCGCCTGTAACGAGCTTCGGGCCTGTCGCTCCAACATCAGATTTATAACGAGCGAACAATCCTTTTACTGCGAGCTTGGCTTGCTGAACCGTACCGTTGTTCACAACTTCGTTAAAAGCGCTGAACTCATCGTCATCAAGATTCTTGCCAGCCCAATCGGACATAGCGTCGTACTCG